AAAGTTTCTTTTGGTGATACCACAGGCTTGTCAATCAAGCGTGATGATCCTGCTCGTAGAAAATCATTTCGAGCAAGACATAATTGTGATACAGCAAAAGATAAGACAACGGCAAGATACTGGTCGTGTTATCAATGGCGAGCAAACGCACCTGTCAACAATTAACATGAAATTTGGCGATCGTTATGATTGGCGTGGTCAAGTGCTAGTTTATAGTGAACGACATGGTTGGCATCTCAAGCAGACCGAAGCACGAAGGCAACAACGTAAAGAAGTTCATGTTTCAAAAAGAAAAGGTCAAATAGATGACCGTACAGGCCGTCCTGGCAAATCAAAATAAATAAATAGTATCGAATCAACCTCTTAATTATAAGGAGATATCAAATGAAAAAAATATTAATTACAATCGTAGCGGTAGGTTTTGTATTGTTTGCTTATCAAGCAAATGCTGCAGAAATTATACCTTATGGTTCATTTAACTATAAGTTGTCAAATGATGAAAATTCATCTGGCAAAACTTACAGCAAACTTGAAGATAATGGTTCTTCAATTGGTGTTGAAGTCATAGACTTAGGCGCTGAAGGAGATATTATTACAGGTTTTGCTAAACTTGAAGTAGGTGTTGATACAGACGATAGTGGATCGAATACTTTTGATTCTAAACTTGCATATGTAGGATTAGATTCGAATATGGGTCAACTATCAGTAGGTCGTCAATCACATCCATTTGCAGATAACATTGGTGGTAAAACATCAATCTTTAATGTCTATGGCGGTGGTAGCGATTGGAACTATGGATCAAGATCATCTAACAGTATGAAATTTTCAACAACACAATCAGGTCTGACTTTAGACACGATTGGTATTGTTGACGGATCAAGTACAAACACAAATGCCTTTGATGAGTTCGAAGTTACAATATCAACTAAATTACTCGGTAGTGATATATCAGTAGGTTATGCTGATGATGTCAACAGCGATATATCTTATTGGGGTGTTTCAGGTTCAACAGACCTAGGACCACTTACAGTAAGTTCATCATATACAATATATGACGCCGCAACTGACAAATATGGATTAGAAGCAACAGCAAGTTACTCTATCTTTAGTGTTGGTTATGGTGATAAAGAAGGAACAGGTGTTTCATACACAGCAGGCGTATCACATGATTTAAACAAATCAGTAAGTGTTTATGCTGAAGGTGAAATGAAAGATTTAGATTCTGGTTCTGATACGACCTCTTGGTCTATCGGTAGTAAATTTACATTTTAAGTTAGGGCATTTCCAGCCCAATAAAAGAGGGGACCTAGTGTCCCCTTTTTTTATTTAAACTCTCCAATTATCTTGAATAGATTTGCCTGTAAGGCTGTAATACTTTTCTTTCCAGTTGTCTTTGTATTCGTTCTGGCAGAATCGTTTGATAGGATCATCATACTCACCAGCAAAAAAATAACTAAAAATGGACTCAATAATTTTAAACATTCATAACCTCTCTTTATATAAAACATATACAAATATTTATTGGGAATGACTATGTGTTTAACACATTAAGATTGCAAGGTATCTATGCGATTACAACATAGTATGTTTTGAGGTAAAAAACTACTACATCTATAATTCCTTGGTCTTATAAGTATGGGTGTGCTTCCCTCAGAAACCAGCTAAGCTAGCTCCCAGAGGTATTGTAATGATCTTGTGATAATTGTATTATAGCATAATGTATTACTTTCAAAAGGTCATTCTTATTCTTACCTTCTTTCTTACCATAACGTTGAGCATACTTTAATATATTACCCATACAGAAACCTGTACCATGGCCTTGATCAATGATGATTTCAGTTGCTTGTCTTTTCACACCATTTGCATAATGTGAATCATATGTATTGTCAATGTAGTTTTTTAGGTCTTGAATAATTTGACCTTCATTAAATTTATAGTCTGGCATGTATTTTTTCTTTCTGTTGTTTTGTTATTGTCATAGGAACGTGTTTCACTATTTTGTTTCGAATTGTATTTGAATCTAATCCTAGTATTTTGCAATATTGCATAAACTGTGGATCGTTACTCATAATCCAATCTATTGCTGATTGTTTATGTTTTAGATACTTCTTACTAGTACCTGTATAAGCAGCGTCTTCAATTGCTTGTGTTAATATACTTGATATAAAATTTTCTTCTGGTAACATTATATTTCCTTTTCAATTTGTGAGAAGTATGCCCAATATTGGTCACCGTTCTCGGTTTCATAATTTATCGAGCCTGTATAGTTACAGTCCGTGTTGTATTCACCTACTTGATATTCATTCAAGCCAGACTCACCAGTAGATGATATTTGTATACCTGTGATTTTACCTTCTCTAGGTAAAATCTTTCTAACGTTTACAGATACGTTGTCGCTCACTTTAATTAACATTTTATCTCCTCAAGGTATTCTTCTACCTCGTCAATGTGATTGAAACCGATAAGGTCCCAAGCAATATCTGCTGACTTTACAAGTAGCATAGCAGATGTTACAGTTTGAGCGCCTGATTTAATTTGACTCTCAAGGTTAGACAAAAAGTTTTCGGCATTTTCCATTGCCCAGTTTTTCACTTTACCCATTATATAATTTCCTTTCTATGTTTAAGTGATGAGATACCTGACACTTTGTCAGTTACCATAAATTTATTTTTAAGATTTATTTCATCATAAGCAGTAGCAGAAAATTTAGATTCAATGCTACCAGCATGATATAATTCTTTATTTAACATTAATAGTTTTTCTTTAATATTTTTTGGTGAATCAAAAGTAAAACCATCGTCAATTAGGTCAGCAATATTTTGAATAGATTGCATGATTTCAAATTTTTCCATTATGCAACCTTTCTAGGTTTGAATGAAGCACATACGGTTTCTCTAGTACAGAAATAACCATTATGATCAAAATACCACATTTCATTCCATAATTTTTTATTTTTATAGATTAATGTGATCATATGCTCACGTGGCATAGTATCTAATCTATCAATGAAGTTAGCAGCGGCAATAAATTGATTGCCACCGATTAAGTTTGCTGCGGTCTCATAGTCTTGACCGTCCATATCGTCATGCTTAAATCTTAATAAGTCTTTTTTTACGTTTTTTGTGTTAATCATGGGTATACTATACACTAAAAACAGCATAATTACAAGAACTTTCGGGCGAAAAACCCAAAAATCGGGCATTTTTTGAGTTTGTTGCAAAAATACAACACTTTTGTTCGCTATTTGTTCTAATTTAATAAATTTTTTGGTATTTTTATAGGATCCAAGTCATGCTTTCCGTCTTTTATTGACCGAATTGCTGTTTCTAACATTTTTTCGGCGCCTTCACGCCCAAATTGTGCCACATAACAATCTATAGCAGTTTTGAAAGTGATTGCTACCGCTTGGGACATCACTTCGGTGTGTTTTGTCAATAATTCGAAAAGTTCTGCTTGAATTTCAAGCATTACCATTTGGTCTTCATCTAAATTTTGCATAATACTAAGATTATAACATATCCTAAACGATTTGTAAAGCACTTATAAATAGTTTTATTAGGTTTATTAAAAGGAAAAGATATGTACGAGTATAAATGCAAAATTAGAAAAGTTGTTGACGGTGATACCGTTGATATTGATATTGATTTAGGTTTCGGTGTCTGGCTCAATGATGAAAGAGTGAGAATTATAGGCATTGATACTCCTGAATCAAGAACAAGTGATAAAATCGAAAAGATTTTCGGTTTAGCTGCAAAAGAGAGAGTGAAGCACTTATTAGGTGATGGCGCTACTCTAATATCAAAAGTTAAAGGTGATGGTAACGAAGAAATGCGAGGCAAGTTCGGTCGTATTCTTGGTGACTTTAGAACACCACAAGGTGATTTATTAACTTCTAAATTAATGAAAGAAGGACACGCTGTTGCTTACTCAGGTGGCAACAAGGAAGTAATTCAAACAAAACATTTAGAGAATAGACAGAGATTAGTCAACGAAGGTAAGATTGATATTGAAGGTATGGAAATAACCAAACCTGCATTAGTACAAAAACCAATCGTTGAAGAAGAACCGGTTGTTGAAGAAGTTTCAAAACCAGTTAAGAAGAAAAAGAAAACATCTAAAAAGAAATAGGAGATTATCATGGGATTTTTTAGTAAGTTATGGGAAAATTGGGGTAAAGGAAAAAATAGTGGTATAGAAATAAAACCATCAAAGAAAAAAGCACCTACAATTAAAAAAGTAACAAAGAAAAAAAAGAAAACTACTAAAAAGAAAAAGTAATGAAGGGTCTTTTTGTCGTTAGGCATAAAGATAAAATTTTAGAGTTTTCTGATTACGAAGATATACCTGACGTTTTTGATTATGTCATTAGGTTTGAACCAACTCCACCTGAACCTCCTCACACCGAGGAAGATCATCACGAGATTGCTTCTTACAATGAAAAATTACAAGAGTTAGTTAAAAAGGAAAAGAGATGCCGGCAGTAACAAGAATAGGTGACGCTGATGTAACACATTGTAGCGCTATGACAAGAGCACAAGGATCAACTGATGTTAAGGTGAATGGTATTGGTGTATCAAGACAAGGTGATGTAAACACTACTCATCTTACACCAACTGATGCTCCTTGTCCACCTCACACAGCAGCGATCACAACAGGTTCAACCACCGTATTTGTAAATGGAAAAGGATGTGGTCGTGTTGGTGATGGTATAACTGCTTGTACCTCTGTGGCTGCAGGATCAGATAATGTGTTTGCAGGTTAACGGTATAAATATACAAGAGAGAGATTACTAAATGGCACTTTACGATTCAACACAAACAAACGAAAGTCAAAGAAGTTCTAGGATTTACAAGGACTTAAATTTAGATTTTCAAAAAAATACTGCTACAAAAGATATTCAAAAAATTACAGATGTCGAAGCGGTGAAAAGAAGTGTCCGTAATCTTATTAATTTAAATCATTATGAGAAACCTTTTCATCCCGAGATAGGTTCTAATTTGAGAGCGATGTTATTTGAAAACATGACACCTCAGATGAATCATTTAATTACAAAACAAATTGAATTATTAATTGCAAATTATGAACCTAGAGCAAGACTTGTTACTGTGAGAACATTACCACAATTTGATAGAAATGCTTATGCAGTAACAATAAATTTTCAAGTGGTTAATTCTCCAACACCGGTTGTAGTAGAAACACTTTTAGAGAGATTAAGATAAGATGGCAACTAAATTAGATATATCAGAATTAGATTTTGACCAAGTTAAAACAAATTTAAAAACTTTTCTTTCACAACAAGATGAATTTAGAGATTATGATTTTGAAGGATCTGGTATGTCAGTTTTACTTGATGTTCTAGCATATAATACACATTATCTTGGTTTCAATGCTAACATGTTAGCAAATGAAATGTTTTTAGATAGTGCTGATTTAAGATCAAGTGTAGTATCAAAAGCAAAACAAGTTGGATATACTCCAACAAGTTCAATTGCTTCTAAAGCAATAATTGATGTTGTTGTAAATAGTGCAAGTGGCGCTTCACTTACAATGTCTGCTGGTACAAAATTTACCACAACAGTTAATGAACAATCTTATGCTTTTGTAAATAAAGCAGATGTAACAATTACACCAGTTGATGGTGTTTATAAGTTTAGTAATTTAGAAATACAAGAGGGGTCATATTTAAATTTTAAATACACAGCAAGTACCTCTGATTTAGAACAAAGATTTATTATACCAAATGATAATGTTGATACATCATCACTCACAGTTAAGGTTCAAGAGTCAAGTTCAGACTCTACAATTAACACTTACTCTTTAGCAACAGGTCTTACTGGATTAGATTCTAAATCACAAGTTTATTTTTTACAAGAAGTTGAAAATGGTAGATTTGAAGTTTACTTTGGTGATGGTGTTTTAGGTAAAACAATTGCTGATGGTAACATAGTAATTTTAGATTACATACATTGTAATGGTAGTTTGCCAAATGGTGCAAGTACCTTTACTTTATCAGGATCAATTGGCGGGTTTAGTAACACAACAATTACAACCATATCAAATGCTACAGACGGTTCTAATCCTGAAAGTATTGCATCAATAAAATATAATGCACCAAGAGATTATGCTTCACAAGACAGAGCAGTTACTGCTGAAGATTATAAAGTTTTAGTAAAAAGTTTATATGCAAATGCACAGGCCGTTCAAGTATATGGCGGTGAAGATGCTGAAGTACCTTCTTATGGAAAAGTATTCATATCTGTTAAAGCAAAATCAGGTTCTAACTTAACAGTTGCAACAAAGAATAGT